CAGTCAGGCTGGACACGACGGTGAGCGTCGCGCCGTTGGCCTGGCTGGCGGCGCTTGCCGCGCCAGCGATCAGGCTTGCGGTCGCAGAAAGCGTGGCCCCGGTTGCCTGACTGGATGCCGTAGCAGCTCCAGAGACAAGGCTTGCCGTTGCGGTAAGTGTGACGCCGTTTGCCGTCGTGCCCGCGCTGGCAGTGCCAGCGATCAAGCTGGACGTGACGGTCAACGTTGCGCCGCTGGCCTGGCTGGCGGCGCTGCCAGATCCAGCGATCAGGCTGGACGTGACAGTGAGCGTGACGCCGTCTGCTGTTGCGTTGCCCGCCGTTGCGCTGGCCTCGCCAGGCACGAAAACGACCGAGACCGGCAATGCCTCGGCGTGATCGAGCGCCGAACCAAGCAACAGAAGCAGACCGCTGTTTGTGCGCGGCAAGCCCGCAGTTGCGTTGACCTGACCAGTCCCCGCGATGAAAGACGCGGTTGCGGTGAACGTGACGCCATTGGCAGTTGCGTTGGGGTCAACAAATAGCGCCGTGCTGCCAGGAACTCTGACCCGCAGCATGTCAGCCCCCGATCAGCGGCGGGCGAATGGCGAATGGATGGTCAGCGGCGAGGGGGATGGCCCATTTCCAAGAGAGGTAGCCTTCTATCACCAGCCGCTCTCGCGCGGAATGCGCGGCAGAAAACCAGCAAACCTCTCCGTAGTCACCGACCGACGGATGAAATACTCGGTCCCACCCAATTCCTTGCGTTACCATGTTCCCAACACATAGAAACGAATAGACACTCCACTCACCTAGTGGACCTGAGCCAGCAGAAGTGATTGTAATGGAATTGCCGTTTCGGAAGTTGCTACCACTCCTCCAGTCATTGCTGCTAAATGTTGGATGAGCAAGCGCCGTTGGGGTTTCGTTCGTAAATGGGCCGTGCCAGTCATAATTTCCGCCATTGTCTCCGCCGGAACTGGTAAAGACGAAGTTTGCGGCGCCACTCGTTGTTGGTGACTTTCTGGACAAAGAACAGTATGCGGATCTGACGTTTATGCTTGACGCCATTTGCAGCCTGTAAAGCTGGTCGTTAGGGCTTGGCGTGCCAGCGGCAAAGTTTACAAAAGAAAGACCATTCTTCTTTTCTGCCTCAAAGATTGGCCGCCACGTTGTATCTGCGCGCGACATATGGCGCGCGTTTCCAGACTTGTCGCGCCACTCTGATATGCCAGTTGCCGAAACCGAAATTGTGCTGAGATCCGAAGCGTCGAACCAAGCATCAGGACGCAGGATTTCAGGCGTCCACAGCCGCCCCTGTATCCGCGCGCTATCGTAGTCCGAGAGCCCGCGCGGCATCAGACCACTTCTTCGTTCCAGGGGCGGACGTACAACTCGTTGCTGCTCGACGCCAGCGTCACACCCGCGCTGTTGACCAGCGACAAGCGCAGCGAGAACGGCGGCAGCCTGACCTGCACGACATTGACCTTGGCAGACGCGCCGCTCGTCAGCGGCAGGACGTAGACATCGCCGCCGACCTTGTCGCTTGTGTCGGTGCCGTCATTGATCGTCACGCGGATTGAGACCGAGCCGCCGGTCGATGGCGTGATGCTGCCGAGCTTGAGCGTCAGCAGCGCGTAGAGATCCTTGTTGCTGCTGTTGTCGTAAGTGACGGTGGAGCTTTCCGATCCGTTCGCCAGCGAGTTCGCGACCGTCGAGAGGATGTTGCTGCTGCGGGTGCTGGGCGTGGCCCATTTCGCGACGGCCATCATCGACCTCCGCGCGCCAGGCCGACCGCCCGCGCATCAACAGCGACGCCGTGCGCCTCGGCCCACGATGGGTGCCGCTCGACGCGAGACAGCGCCAGCAGAGCGTCTGCCTCGGCTTGCTGCACCACGCCGGCGCCGACGAGCCGCGCGAGCTGGTCGCGAGCAGAGGGGCGGGACAGGTCGAAGCGGCCGTCCTCGATCAGACGCAAGCCCCACCGGATGACGGGCTGCGAGATCGCCAGCGTCGTCAGCACGTCCAGCAGCGCCGCCCCGGCTTCTGGCCCAAGCGCATCGAGGATCGAGCCGATACCGATCTGCGTCTGACGCCACTCGACAACGGCCGGGATCGTCGCGTCGGGCTGGTTCAGCGCCGATGCCGCCGCCCAGTCGGGCAACGACGCGACGTCTGGATGAGCGAGGCGTTCCGCGAGCGTTTCCATCTCAGATCCCCCGCAGCGCCGCCAGCGTGGCCTCGGTCTCTGCGATCTCGGTGTCGAGCTGGGCGATACGGACGACATCCCCAAGCGTTACCGCCGATGTGCGCTGCGCCGTCAGGTTTGCCAGCCGTGCGATGGCGAGGGCGATCAGATCGGAAATCGTCATCAGATCACCATCATTCGGAGATGCACGGTCGAGGTGTTCAGGACCATGTGGATGTAGTCAATCTCGGTTGCGCCGTCCTTGTAGCCGACGTCGAAGGCCGTATCACCTACAACAGCCGCGCCGTTGGGGTACAGCATCTGCGTCATTCCATCCATCGCGCTTTGCGCGAGATCGAACCGAAACCAGCGGCCCGAGCCGTCTTTGTGCCCGTAGAGGAAATCCTTGATGTAGACCCACTTGCTGCCGGTCGTGAACGTCTCGGTCGCGGGAGCATAACTGACCGCAGACCAGCTATTTGCTGCGATATCGTAACGGTCGAGGAGTGCGCCGGCAGCCCCACGAAACGAGTAGAGGTACCTCCCGTTCAATATCGCGTCCTCGCCGGTCCATTGGCTTGCGGACACGCTGTGGACCCACTGCCCCGACATTCCGGCACCGGGTGCGCCGCCGCGCGCGACGCCCGGAGACAGCGTCGTCCACGAGCCGCCGCTGATGCTGTAGCGGTACAGGGTGACGGCGTTGGAACCCATGTAATAGATGAAGTCGTCATTGCCCTCGATGCTGTAGACCGAGGTGCTATCGGGCTGCGTGGACCACGCAGAACCCACCGTGATGACCGTTGCGGTGTTGCTTGAGATGCTGCGGATCTGGCCCGCACCCGTGCCGCTGACGATGCGGATTTGGTAATTCGTCCACTGGTTCGTTGTCCACGCCTTCGCGCTGTTGGTCAACGTCGAAGCGCCGCCAGCCGTGGCAGTACCTGTCGCGAACGCCTTGTAGTCGTCATCGATCCAAGACGGCGTCGCAATCAGTCGGCTGTCAGTGCCGATGACCGCCGCGGGAGCGACGCCGTCCGTCGCGCCGGTCTCTGCTGTCGTCCAGGTGTTGAGCGCGAAGCAGTAGAACTTGAACAAGTTGGCCGTCGTCGTTCCCGCAGATGCGACGGCGTTCAGAACGTACCAGCGCGGCGTCAGGAGGCGATACGTCGTGGAAGCGCTGAATGCACTGGCCTGTGCCGCAACGGTGATCGTCGCATTTGCTCCGATGGTGTTGGACACGATTTCGAGCGTCACGCCAGCGTTGGGCCCGCCCGTGATGTGGATGCTGTAGCCGCGCAGATCGCGCGCCAGCGTGAGGTTCGTGACGATTGTCGAAGTCGTGCCGCTCGTCGCCGTGCCAGAGGGTCCGATTGCCGTTCCGGTTCCGCACGCGCCCGCTCCAAACGTTCCGCCGAGCGCGGGCGACGGAATCTGCACCCATCCGTCCTCGCTCGGATTGTAGAGATGCGCGACGGTGGCACTGGAAACCAGCATCTGCTGCTGCCGATGATGCCGAGACGACACGATGAAGTGCGCCGCCGCCGTCGCTTGCGGCGCGGGCGTGACCGCCTCCCACCGCTTGAGGTCGAGGATCTTCCGGTTGCCGTTTGTCGTGGTCATCAGGTCACCGAGATGTTGCGTCGAAGGTTGTCGGCAGAGATGCGCATCAGCGCCGGGATCTGATCTTGCGCGTTGAAGCCGCCCATCTGCGTCTGGTTACTCAGCGTCCCCAGCGTCGTCAGCGTCTGGTTGCTCGCGATGCTGACCGTCGCCAACAAGCTCGCGGCGGTCGCTTGGACCACCTCAGCGCGCAGACGCCCCGTCGCCGGATCGACCGTCACAAGGCCTATGGTGCGGGTCAGCGCCTGTACCGCCATCCGCATGGCTTCGATGGCTTCGATAAGTTCGCCGTATGCGGCGACGGGCAGCGGATTGGAAACGCTCGTATCCGTCGCGCTGCCGTCCGCGCCGTGCGAGACCTTGACGCGCTGGTATAGCACGCCGCCGATGTCGTCGGCGGCGACCGTCGCGCCGCTGCCTGGGGTTATGTTGACGTTGTCAGCCATCGATCAGCCTCTCCATCCGCCGCCCATCCAGCCCCCGCGCATCGGTCGCACAAAGGCCGGTCGCGGCGCAGGTCTTGGTG